TGCTAACCAATGATTTGGCTACTTCAAGGTCGAAGTGTGGAAGTTCTGCTTCAGCTTTCTTAACCAAGATAGCGTCTGCTTTAGCAACCTCTGCTTCTTCCAGAGCCTTAAGGATAGGCGCAGGAATATCAGCTTTGTTGATTTGTTCTTCACCGTAAGTCACATACTCAGGCTCAACCATTTTCTCAATGGCATCTGCTTTAACGATGTAACCAGCTTCTTCTAGGGCTTTGCTAAGGCGTTCAGCCTCTGCTTTAACTAGGTCTAGTTCAGCTTTAATGGTATCTACCTCATCCAATGGACCTTGGAAGTCTTTCTTCATATCCATGTCGTAGGCTTTCATAGCTTCGCCCTCAGACATACCTTTGTCCATATAAGGCTTCAGCTTAGCTTTCATGTCATCAGACATTTTTTCTACTTCGTTCTCCATAGTTTCTCCCTCGGAGTTGTCCCTTTTATAAAGAGAGACCATTGCTTGTTTGTTAGCTGGACGATCAACCAAGGACAGTTCATCTAACTCAAGTTGTTTAAGTAAATTAGGCATCATAAGATTCCTTGGTTGCACGACCACCTATTGAGAAGGCCGCAAGTTCACCAGATTTGACCTTATCCCAAACGTCATCATTGTAGACTTTAAACGCTACAACCCAACCTTCTCGGTCACTCTGGATGCCAAGGGATTCACCAATCTCTTTAGTGATAGGCATGGAATGGATAACCGCCCCAATCTGATCCCCTTTGTGCATTTCTTTGCCGACACGTACATGTTCCATGAAGTTGTTCACGGCTTTAACAAGTGTGTCTGGTTCAATAATATCTCCTTGGCGATCAATAACAGGTTCGCCTTTTTCGGTAACGACTGATGCCCAACCATAAACGAGACGCTGTTCTTCGTCGGCTTTGAGTATCTGTCCTTCAATGTTTGTTTTTGTAAGTTCTGACACTGAGGCTCCTCCCTCCCACATTCTACAGGACCAGTATCCTGCCGTTGTTTTGTCCTTCTTTGTGTCGCAGTTATGCCTTGCACGGAAGTTGGCCCTAGCTTTCGGGTCATCTCTCCGTATCTCCATATTGGGGTCTCCGAAAGCCACACGTTTGATCTTTCCTCCGCTTTGTACGAATACTTCAAACTTCTTATTACCGCCTTTAATACGACGAGGCTTGTTTAGGGTGACTTTCTCGCCCTGATACTCAGCCTTGGCAAAGTCTTCCTTCATAATCTCTTGGATAACTACTCTGAGGGCCTCTAAGCGATCCTGTGAGGGGGCTTCTTCAGTGTCCTTGTCGTAGTATGCCATATAAGCCTCATGGCTCTCTCCGGGCATATAATGTGCCTGTCCTTGTGCATCAGGGTGAGCATGTGTGCTACCGTTCATGCCTAAGTCCATGCTTCTTACTCTGGCTTCAGCCTCAGTGGAAAATACATCGTTAGCTAACTGGCCTTTGTTAATGTTCATTATATATTCCCTGTTGGGTCATTCTTGATAAGCACACCTTGGAAAGATGCAGCTACAGAGTTGTTTATTGTGTTAGATACGGCCCTACACTCCATATCAGTCTTCTCCTCTAACTTCTGAGGGTATTCAAACTTAGTAATAAGCTGATTACTCTGAAGAACATTTATGAAGCGACTTCTGAACACATTACTTCCAAAGTCTTTTGTCACAAAGCTACAGGTTACAAACTTGTTAGACTGAGATAAGGCGGCAGTGAAGTTAATATCGTCTAAGTATAAGGTGTATCCAGCAGGTACAGTGTAAGCGGCGATCTGTGTCTGATTACCTAGTCCTAAGTTAGAGTATACCACAGAGCCATCTACATTCTGTATGTGTATTGTTCCAGCAGAAGTACCACCTGTACCAGCTAAGGTAACAAAGGCTCTGTTAACCCTGATCCAAGTGCCAGATACAACAACAGGGGTAGTGCCATTTAGTTCTACTTCTACAGACTGTTCATTGTAGTTAGCGTCTAAGCCCTCTACCCTTACCTTATTAGCACCTGTGTTTCCATTAGCATCAGCAGCATTATCACTAACAACATAAGCTGTAAAGGAAGCATCAGGCCAAGGATAGTTACCACCTTGCGCCCATACAGTCTCTTCATCGCCGTTTACATCAGGATTGTAGCCAAACTTGAACAAGGTCTTGTAACCAGTAGACTCACCCTTAGACACAGCAAGATGGTTATGCTCATAAAGGTGCCTAGTCCAAGTTGGCATTATACAGACCTACAGCGGAGTATGACACTGCGTTGAAGTATAGTCCCTTGGCTTGTGGTAATAGTACAAACAAATGTATAGTCTACCTTGTCTGTACCACCAGCAATAAAGATAACTGCTACCTTACCAACAGTAGACTGAGATATATTCTGTATTCCATCTATGTGAGCACCACCAGAACCAAATGTCATAGTAGTGCCAGAAGCTAGAGGAACTTCTGTAGAATACCTAGTTGACCGTACAGACCAAGCCACATTAGTAATGCTAAGGGTGCCAAGTGCAGAGGTCCAATCAACACTGTAGTCCAACAGTTCATCAGGGTCTTTATTGGGCCAAACTAAACTCATATCTTATTCCTAATGATTCTACGCTGCAAGTCTTCTGTTACCTGCTATTGGGAACACTTTCCTACTCGCAAGAGCCTCTGGTATCACGTTCCTAGCTATCTCAAAGTTCTGCGCTAATGTTTCAAAGTCTACAACTATACCATCTACAGAGACGTTACCGAGTGAATTATTTAAATCAAACCCTGTAAGTGGTACTACCCTAGTGGTAATAAGGCTTACCGTAGGTGCAACACCAACCTCTGTTGTTAACTCTTGTCCACTAATTTCTACGTCAGCTACACTTAAAGCTACTACGTTTCCTAGCTGCGCTTCCATCTCCCAAGGGTATAACAAAGCACTTGGGTTTCTTGAAGTCTGTACAGGAGTAACTTCACCTGTAGCTTCTACACCAGACACTTGTACTAGGTGGTTTACACTATCAGTTGCGATAGGCATACCTTGGAAGTTAGTTAACTCTTGTGTAGCTTCTGAGCCTGATATACCCTGTATAACAGATTCATTGTCTAATTCGTCAAGTTCTAGGGTGTGTTCATATCCAGCTACGACTTGTAAAGGAGACCTGTTAGCTAAACCCTCTGACTCTAATATACCTTCTGCACCAGTAGTTGTTGCAACGGCAGGGTCATTTATGGGAGCCTTAATTTCTCCAGTAACTTCAACACCAACTAGGGTCCTAATAACAGGGGTGTTACCTAAGTTACCAACAAAAGTATTCGGACCAAAACCACCTATGCCTTGTACTACAGGGGTGTTACCTAAGTCTTCAGTCTCGACTGTATTTTCAAAACCTGTTGATACAACTGTAATAACAGGGTCGTTAACTAACTCTTCAAGTTCTAGTGTTCTCTCAAAGCTGTCTGTAATCTCAGTAACCACAGGGACATGAGGCATCCGAGTAATTTCTGAGGTAGCTTCTAGTCCAGTTGCATCAGTGAAGGCATGGACAACGACAGACAGGGCAGTGAACTCTGTACTTAGGTCAAGACCTGTTATGCCTTGGTTCATGTCTACAGAAGCTACAACAGACCCTATTTCACTTGTAGCCTCTTCACCACTAACATAAGCTATCTTAGCTACACCCACAGCACTAACTTCTGTGGTTAGTTCTCCAGCAGAGTCTACAGAGGCTACATAGTTAAAGCCTGTAAGGGGCAGAGTACCTAGTTCTGCTGTATGTTCTGGAAGGACGTAAACACTAAAGTAAGACCCAATGATAAGGGTTACAGGTTTAATATCGTCTTCTGCTGTAAGGTCGAAACCTGTTAGAGATACAAAAGCTGGTTGACGTGCTATAGGCTGATCAGTTACTTCACCTGTAGCCTCTACACCAGTAATCTCTTGGGTAGGCTGTTGTACAGTAGTAAGACCCAGAACGCCTGTCTGTCCAGTAGCCTGTACCCCAGTTACAGGGGCAAGTGTAACAGGTACTTGTGCATCACCTGTACTAGCAAGGGTAGCACTGGCAAGGGGGCTAAAACCTAACATCAGGCTGGCATGTCATTAGTCATTTATGCGTCCTTTGCATTACGGTGCCATATCGCTGTCTGAGGCATAGAAGCCCTTGAAATAATCGTGTATCATCGCAACGTTGGCTGTCGATGGCTCATGGTCGTAAATCAAAATTGCACGTATATCCCACTGCGGAAAGACGGACGATGACCCGCCCAAAGAATAACCATTAGATTGGTCCAAGTCGGTGACCACAAAACTGTGGATTGGCGTGTCGTAAAGTACCGAATATTGACCAACATTATACGACGTGACATCAGTTTTATCGACAAATACTTTAGTATTGGACCCAAAGTAATTAGCCGCGGCAAAAGTATAGCCATAACCAATGAAGATTGCTTGTCGGTTATTTACACCACCAGTAAAAGATTGAGCGTGCATCGCCTCGTAGTATTGAGTGTATTGAGTTATCGTTCTTGCTCGGCCGTGACCAATCACAACAACTGTTGCGCCAGTTCCGAAGCTTGTGTTTGTGCCCACAGCGAGAGAGTTATTAATTGATATGATCGGCAAGCTGCCGACTCCACTAGCATTATAAGTTATTTTCGACGGATCGACTGTCAAAGATGGACCCGAATTCCCACTCTTATCGGGCCAGCTAGTTGATCCCGAGGTGTAATTATCTGCATCGTACCACCCCAGCAACCCAGACGTGTACATAAATGATAAAATGGTTGAAGTGCTTGCAGTTAAAGTGTTCACTCCGTCGCTGGCGCGGCTGCGGAAAACAAATGAACCAGCGTCACTTGATGACGATGATGGTGTCAAGGTCCAAGACTTTGTTGAAGTATTGAATGTTGGTGCAGTACTAAGTTGATCCGGCAAATTTGAGGGGGAGTAAATATTAGTGCCAGAGAAACCATCCCAACTGTATTGAATCGGATAACCGGCTTCATCAATAGCAACGCCCGTGATCGTGGCAGCAACACCGGGTGTAAATTCTAAACTTGATGTTGGTGTAGTAGTCCACCGCGGCGCAGCATTCCCTGTGAAGTCCTCCGCTGCCATCGTGACAAATATCACAGCATCAGCACTACAGGTTAATGCTGCATTACTATTACTACTCTCTGTAACTGTACGAACAAGAATGGTTCCAGAGGCAGTGTATACCCCTGTACCAATCTCCCAATCATCCCCGTCTTCTATGGTATAGCGTACAACATCTGTGTCTGACACTCCTGCATCTGCAAAAGTTTGATACCCGTCAACGGCAGTGCCAAGGGTTATGTTCCCTGCACCACCACTAGCAATTGTCATCTTGGCTCTGTTGACTAGCTTTACCATAATACGTTAGTTCCTAAGAGTTTAAGCGATACGAAGGATAGCGTTGTTACTATCTGGCGTTGGGAACTGTACGGTAAAGTCACCAGCAGTAGCACTAACAGTACCACCAAAGTCAAAGGTGGCGATTACGTTATTGTCTGAAGCACTCATACTTGCGTTATACAACACACAACCAGCAGCAGCTACGGTAACACTTTGGAATACCGCATCGTCAAAGTCTACGATAGCTTTAGTGCCATCAATCTTGGGGTAAGTTACAGAGTTACCACCAGAGTCTGTAGTAGCAAGTACAGCCTCAGTCCCTGTCGAAAAAGTGTCGTATGTGCTTGTGTAACCTGTACCTGTAACTTGGTCAGATGCTGCAGATGGATCAGCTTGTCCTGCGTACTGTGGGCCACCTGTAAGGTAGGAGTATGAACCCATATCTGAGTCATAATCCCTTGCTGCGCCTACTTTAATTAGTGCTACACGAAAGGTATGTGCATCAAAGTCATGGTTACCCTTAAGGATTTCCTGCTTGAAGTATTTGCTTAATGCTGTAGTAATAGCCATTATGTATTTTCCTTGTTGTCTTCTTCTGCCTCATCGGACAGGTCAGTTTCAGTTGCGACCTCTGTAATAGGGTCATAGTTCAGTTCAGCTATATCCATAAGGTCTTGTATAACCTCTGGGTGATCACTGACGTTAATGTCTGCACCGTTAAGGTTACGAAGAAATGCTGCAATCTCACGTAGGTCATGAGGGGCAACATCACCAGCCTTGATACAGGGCATGAGGTCGTAGTTAAGTCCGTTAAGCTGCCATAGGCGTTCCACTAGCTGTTTATTAAGTACATCAACAATAGCTTGGATATAGCTTTCTAAGGCACGTAGAAACAGGTCAGTCTTAGACTTGGAGAGTGCGTATGATCCGTTGTTACCCCCACCGAGCATAAGAAACTCAGAAAGAACACTACGGGCAATGTCATGTTGGTAACGCCTAACAATGGGGTCAATATCTACATTACGATTGCCATTGCTACTCATTAGTTCAATGTCTACAAGTCTAATATTTGTAGGAGAACCATCCTTGTCAGGGTAAGTATCACTTGGGGTAATAATATAACCTTGTTCATTAAACTTAACGTCACGAAGGATTTGTTGTAGGTTGCCTACGAAGCCACTCTGTGCTGCACTTGCGTCAGACGACAAATACTCAGAAGGAATACGAGCAACAGGGATACCAGCTAGTTCACGTTCAACAGCTATAGCCTCTATACTCTGTAAGTTATTTAGGTAAACATACGAGGAATAAGCATTGCGGAGGATAGAGCGGCCACTAGGATCACCATTAAGAACAGTAGTACGATAGTAAAGGCTTTTAGTAGTGGGAATATAATGTTTTCCTGATCCATAACCTACGTCCTGATAAATACCTAGTACATCACCGCTTTTATCTTCTACATCAAACCTAGAGATTGTCCAAGGCGCACGACAAGCAATCTTACGTACACCCAAGCGTCCATCAGTGTACTTACTATTTTTCTTAGGTGATCTCTTAGTTGGGCCAACCCTTCGCTTATATACGACCTCAAACCAAGCAAAACCATACGACAACGACGATAAAGATTCTGCAATGTGATCGTCAAGACTGTGATCCATATCATCAAAGATACTTTCCACAAAGTCAGCTTCACGTTTAGCTTCCTCAGTATCATTGGCTGGTTCCACCT